TTGGTGGACGATAGTGGGATCGAACCACTGACCCCTGCCGTGTGAAAGCTATTGCATGCCAGCCACACCGCGACACTACTATATGTAGGCCATCTGAGACGACCCGTTCCGAGCACTAGAATGCACCAGAATTGCACCAGCCTTTGAGAGGGATACATGAGCTGCCCGAAATGCATGGATCACAAGCCGCGCGGTTTGGCCCGCTGGGGCGACCGCTTCACGTGTCCGGAATGCCGATCGGTTTGGGTGCTCGCTGCTGAAGCGCCTGGCGCATATTGGCAACCGCTCACCACGCATGAGCGTGAGCAGGCGCTCGCCGACGAATTATGCAAGCGGCCTTTGGGATCGATTGAATACACTCAGCGGGTGCCGCCTGAAAAGTGCATGATCACAAGCGATCCGCCGAAGGTCGATCCTGAGATATTCAAGTCTCGCGATACGGTCATCACCAACCCAGTCGGCCCGATCGCGGCTCTCGGCCCTATCTATGAGGGTGCGGCCGCGCACGAATGCACGTTAAAGCTTGATCACATTCCGGTGCGGCCGGGAACGTTTACGATGTACGCGGAACGAATTTTCGGTATGCCAATACCAGCGGCCGGCGCGATCGTCGATGATGGTAACGGCAATATCGTAGCGCGCCAGGCTAACGGAAATTCCGAGATCGTCGGCCGCATCGATTATCTGGAAGGCGTGGTCAAAATGAACTTCGCCTACATATACCAAACGACTACACGCGAATGAAAGCCAGCGAACTGATCGATCTGCTGCAGAAGGCCATCGCCGAGCACGGCGATCAGGACTTCGCAATCGAATGCGAAGGTCAGTACGCTCAGCCACCGACCAAGGACGATATGTTCTGTTTCGATCGCAAAACGGGAATGTTTGTATTCCGAGAATATGGTGGAAAAATCCGAGAAGGCGTGGCGCCGATCAAGCGTCAATCGTAGTTTCGCCTGGCTGGCACCACCCCGCTCCCGCAACACTCCGGACAATACGGATCTCGCCACTCGCACGCACACCAGTGCCATTCGAACTGGCCGCGGTGCATGAACGTGCCGTAGTCGCACCAGAAGCACTTGATGCTGGCCTGGTGCAGGGCCCAGCAGTACCGACCGCAGTGATCACACACGCCGCATGGCATCTTCCAAAGCGGGACGCCGCCCTCGAGGCTATAGGTGAGCTCGCGCGCCATGCTTGAAGCATAGCGCGGGCAGTCTCAGGGGTTGCGAACGCCGATTGAACGAAGGGAATCTTCGCGCCGTTTGCGCTCTTTCGCGCGGCTGCGATATCTGGCATTGCGGATCGCGCGTTCCTGCTCGGCGCGCTGGCGCCAGATCCGTTCCTGGACGTCTTTGGGTAGGCTGCTGAATCTCATGCGCTTACCGTATTGCCGGCGCGTCTCAGCGGCCGCGACAATCAGACGAAAATCGTTACCGGCGTGATCGCCGGCGCTTCTCCGATGATCTCACCAGATCGGACGAATGCATAACTACTCTCGGCTACACCCTGCCCTTGCGCTACAGCCTGGCTGCCGTTCGGGAACTGGACGATGCTGGTGAGGCCGTCGGCGCGGTGCTCGATCACTTGGGCGACCAGGATCGGCGCCTTGGGCAGTTGGTCAAGGAAGTCTTTCCAGGCATTGAACATCGTCAGTCCTCGCAGTCCTCGCCAAATTCCGGAAGATCGACCGTCTTGCCGGCGAGCGCGTGAGTGCAGTCGGTCAGAAATCGAATCTGGCCCGGCTGTGCGCCTTCGCGCCCGATGAAAGAATGGCAAACATACGGCGTATGATCTTCACCGCGCGTCGACTTGCATAGCAGGGATGGCGTGAATGTTGGCCGTTCCAGGTCGCCGTTGAATTCCCACAAATCCGGACGCGCGTGCGCAGTGCGCGCCATGCCGGCAGGCATCCAATCGGTCTGTAATAGGTGACTTGAAGGCCTGCCGGATGGCCATAGGCACCCAGGGCACAAGATACTTACACCATAGAACCCGCCTTCGTTGTCAGTGACGATTTTCGCGCGGCTCACCGGAATTGCCTCTCGACCGTGAGGATCTGCCGCACGCTGAGCGCGCCACCGCTGCGCGTGCCGGTGATCTGCCTGGCCATCACCTGTCCTTTCCATGCTTTGGCCTTTGTGAAGAACGCATCGGTTGCGATCGTATCGCCGGCCGTACCGGCAAAAATGGCCGCCGTTTTGATGGTGATCGTTGTCCCGGCGATCGCCGTTATCTGCCCGAACAACTTCTGACCAGGCGCGGTGATCAATACATAGTCATCGATCGCGAACGAGGCGGCGGAAGTGACATGCACCGACTGCGTCACGTCGACTGCGGCGATCGTGAAATCCGCCGTCGTGATGGTAAACGGTGCGTGCGGATACTCGTCGATCGCGAGCAGCAGCGACTGCAACGGAATAAGCCCCGGCGTCGCCGGCGCCGGCAGCAACGGCAGTGTGATCTGCTCGCGCTTGGTCTTGCCTGCCTTGGCCAGCTCCGAGATGCCGCGTGCGGCTTGCGCTCCGGAGTCGGTCAGAATGGTTTCGACGACCATCGGCAGCTGCACATCGCCTGCGCTGCCAGTGATGCGCACGAATGCGCCGCTGGTCGCGTTCTTCGGGTAAACATAGATGCCGTTCGGATTCGCGCCGCCGCGCCAATCACCGCTCACCGCATCGAGCAACGCTGCCGGCACGATAGCGTAGGGCGTTGCACCGCCCCACTCCCACGGCTTATTCGGGTAGCGTGGCTCGACCCGAATAGTGAGCGCGTCCGGATCCGTGAGCACGACCGCACCGACGGCGCTCGCCAGCTGCTGGATAGCAGCGATCGGCGCGAGGTCGTTGTAACTGAATGTGCCACCAGGCACGAGCCAGTCTACGGCGTCCCATATCACGGTCCAGCCGGTCGGATCGACTTCGTGCTGTGCGAGTTGCGCGGCGTTGTAGTCGTCGGCCTGCAATAGCGTGCGCGCCGGCGCATCGGCGAAAGCGGCCGACAAGCCGCGGCCGCGCACGGTGAATCCACGGGCGCCGAACTTGCGGTTGTCGGTATAGCTTTCGACCTGCAATGACCACGGATACCCGTTCATCGTGACGCTGATCGGGGTCGGACCGGATGCGCCTGGATCGATCAGCGGTAATGCGACGCCCGGGATCTGCATCTCAAAGCTTGCACAGAACGAGTCAACGTCCTCGTCGACTGTGAGCGCGAGAGGGTCCAAGTCGGCACCGCCGGCAGTGACAACAGCCGTAATGGTCGGAATCATGATGTACACCGGAAGGTCGGGGAAGACGAGCGAGCTGCCGTCGTCGGGCGGATTGACGAAGGGATTGCGATAGCCGGTCTGGTAGTTGCTGCCAGTACCCCACGGCAACGCGATATGCGCGCCGAGCTCGCCCAGGCGCTTCCACAGCAGCGACTTGCTCGCTGAGTAGGCTGCCAGCGTCGCCCAGGGCAGCGCTGCGGCGAAACCGTGCGCGTCGGGCGTGATCCATGGCAGGCCGGTTTGCGTGGCCAGACGCTGGCGGAATTGCGCCCATGGCATGGCCGCAGCACGATCAAACGGGTTGGCTTGCAGCCAGGGCGCCGACAACGCCGCGGCAAAAGCGCCTGGCTTGCTCCAAGGTAATCCCGCATCGAAGCCGAACTGATTTGCCTGCTGCCACGCCTGCGACAGCGAGCGCGAGAATGCATCGAGCCGTTCCCACGGTGCTGCGATCGGCACGTTCGAGGCTTGCGCCTGCTGCCAGTCGAATTCGGTGCGCGCGAAATGATCATCGGCATCGAGCCAGCGCAGCCCGGTGCTGCCGAGATTGTTCGGCGCAACGATGGGAAGCGCGGTTTCACCGCCGTCATAGGTCTGCGGTTTGGTATATGGCGCTGGCTTGGTGTACGCGCTCATGAATCTGCATAAAATCCCGCAGAGAAGCCGGCCGGCACTGCATCGCCAAAAGCGCTGCCGCCACTATTGAGCGTGATCGATGACTGGTGGATATTGCTGCAAGCCACATACATCGCTGTGCCTGCAGTGAACGTGTAATCTGGGCTCGCGCCAATCACCGGATCCCCTGAGCCGTTCCATCCTGTCCCGACTAAGCCAAACCATAGCTTGCCGGCATCCACATCGATCGCAAGCTTGCCCTTGGCTCCCGCCGACTGCGAACCGAACGAAAGCGCGGCTCCGGATCCATTGTTGTATTTATTGGTCGTGCCGCCACCGTCGTGCAGAAATTCCGAAAATCCGTGGACATCGCTGCCCAAGTAATTACCCAGCGCCATGGAAGCATCGCCAAAACCGACTCCGCCAGAAACGGTAGTGCCCGACGTCGTAAGCGCCGTCAAGGTGAATTCCACGTACCATTTACCGGACGTTTTCGACAACGTCGTTCGGCACGCGCTCCACGTAGAATTGTTCGAATCGGTGGCCGTCAAATTCCCATTGGTCAACGTCTCGTTCGCGCTTGAGTCCGCCGGATTCCACGTTGCAAACAACCTATTGCCAGTGAGCGTAGAGGCCGCTGGCAAGGACGTTTCGGCCGTGCAATAACTGACATCAATGATGTCGAGCGCGGAAAGCGCGATCGCAAACACGCCGGCGCGGCCAGATATAACGCAATCGCGCGGCCCGAGCGGAACGCCGTTTTTATAGACGGTGGCGACGCCGCCGTAAGGTGCATAAGCAAAAGCGATGCGCGTTTCACCGCCAGTCGCGATGAGATTGATGTCCGATCTCGGAAACAGCAGTGGCGCATCGCGGTTAACCGGGTAGCCCGCGCGATCCACGATAATAGGCACTCCGGTTCGCGGAAAGCCACCCATGTCACTGACGAGTTTCATCAGCCGTAGTCCGCGCCAAGGCCCGTGAATTGCCACCCGGCACTAACTGCTGTGCCGAGACAGATATTGATTTTGTAGCCGTTCGGCAGACCGTTCGGGAACAATGCATTGAGATCCGCAGCACTGGGGAGCTCAATCAAGGTCGGATTTACCGGCGCGCTATTGCTTGCCGATGTTGCAGGCAACGCGATTTCAGTGATCAACGAATTGTTCGATGCTGTCGCGTTCGAGCTGCCGTTGTTCACGAAAACCCGCGCGACGCTGGCGACGTTAGTCCCTTGCGCCATACAACGAATGCGTTCGATGCGACTGTCGACGCCGCTCGTGCTCGTCGCAGTGAACAAGGTTCCGACAGTGCCGGTGCCGTCCATCGCCGTATTGGCCGCAGTCAATGCGCACCAGTTCCATTTTGGGCGCAGGCTGAAAATCTGCGACGTGTTATTGCTCACGGCAACGTTTCCATCGGGTTGCGCGGATTGATGAGCACGCCTTCATGCGGCTCCGGCAGCATGAATGGCTTATCGGCCCCATCCACGTAGCCGATCAGCGAATGCTTGCCGTCATCGTCTACGCGGATTTTCTGGAAGCATTCGCCGCGCACGTCGCCGGACTTGTACCAAAAGGGAATGTATAAAGTTCTCATTTGTCACCTCACGCGAAATAAACTGAGATCGAGCCGCCAGAGCCACCGCCGCCTGTAGGGATCGTGATATCGGCTGTTCCATCGAACAGTTGCCCGTTGATGTTCCGAGCGGTCTGCAAGGCGGTTGCCGTGGCAGCGTTGCCGGTAATGTTCGTCTGATCGCCGGTATTCGTGCCCGATGTCGCCGCGAGAACCGCGAGCTCCGCGTCGGTGACGTAACGCTTGTTCGTACCATCGGCGACGTCGGCCGTTGTTAGCGTCACATTGCTCGAGAGGGCATGGCCATTGACCGTAATGGACTGATCCACCTTGCCGTTGACTGTGGCGATCAGATCGGTGATCTGCTTCTGCAGCTTGCCGAGTGCGCTCAGTACTGTATCCGTCGCGGTGATCGCGGCATTCGTAGCCGTCGACAACCCGGTGAGCACGACGGCAAGCACGCGCGCCGCGGTGAAATACAGGTTCGTCGATCCTTCCGGCACCGCATCTGTCGTGCCCGGTGACGCGACAAGCTGGATATAGGTACTGCCCGACCAGCGATATTCAGCGTTATCGTCGAGCGTGACATAGATCTTGCCGGTTTCGCCGGTGGCTGGCAGCGCGGCGAAATTGGCGTACTCCAGGACGTCATCGACGTAGCTCGGCAGCTGGCTGCTCGGCACCTTGCCAGAGACAAGATCAGCCTTCGTTGCGATCGCGCTCTCTGCTGTCGTTAGGCGCGAGCGCGCATCGGCGAGCTTGTAATCGACCGATGCTGTGTCGGCGCTGCTGTCAGCGCCGAGCTTCGTTTCGAGAGCGAGCACCGCAGCGTTGACGTTCGTCGTGACAAAATGATGCTCTTTGCCAGGCGTGTTTTCCTGATCGGTCGAAGCGATCGCCGGCAGATCGGTCGATGTATCGAGCGAGGCTGGAAAGTTCGTGCCGGGCATGGCTTAGCTCTTATCCCAGCGCGGTTCGATCACATCGAAATCATCCGTGAAGCTGGCCGGCCCGCTCTTGACGGTGCGCGCGAGCCAGACCGACATGCCGGCACCCTGCGTATCGAAGCGGATCGCGTTACCGTCATTCCAGCCACCGGCGCCGAACGCGCGGTAATCAAACAGGAAGTACGGATTACCAGTGCCAGGGTTGATCGGCTCGATATTGCTGGCCATGCTGGCGTTGACCAAAACCACGCCCAGATGTTGGCCAACTACATCCACATGCGTTCCGCCGCCTTTGACGATGAACGCCCAGTTTTCCGTGATCGCATCGCGATTTAGCACTTGAATGGGATAGTTCAGATCATCGACGGCGGCCGTGGTCGGATTGCCGACGATCGCGTCCGTCCAATTCGGGTGCGCGTTGTCCCAGGTTTGCTGACTGAACAGATGGGTATAGGCGGCTTGCACGCTACCGCCCACGAACGGCGCGATCAGTGCGGTACTCGCATAGCTATTGCTGGCCGTATAACCATGCGTCAGCGCGTCGGCAATCGTCACCTGGCCGGTGATCTGTACATCGGTGACGACGGAAGCGTCTTCGATGCGGTGCGTCGCCACCAGCGGTTCGGTGAACGCGGTCAGATCCAGCGGCGTGGCCATCGTGATCGTGCCGGCGGCGAGATCGACAGTGAACTTTGCTCCGGTGACGACAGGGCCGCCAGCGACCTGGCCGGGCACGACCAGCGGCGTGGAGCTGCTGTCGCGCACTTCCACGAGCGCCAGGGCATCGCGCGGCAGCGTCACGACTTGGCCGGCTGTTAGCCCGCTCGGCATCGTGTAGACCTGCGTGTCGTGCAGGATCAGCATGTAGCCATTGCGCACGGCCTGGACTCGCCCATCGAGCGGCAGACGCACCGGATCAATGCCGAGAATCGTGCTGTCGAGCGGCAACGAGACTTGAACGACGGCGTTGTACGTGATCGAGCTGGGCTCGACCGGATCGGGCACTAGGTAATAACCGTCCGCATCGACGTTCGCAGGGTCATACCAATCCTGCGCCTTGTCGTCGACGGTCAGCGAGGAATCCAGTACATAGCGGCCGAACACGACGCTATACACGCCAGTTTGGACATCGACATAGCCGTGCATGTCCGCCGTCGCGATCTTGCCGTCGACGTCGGCCGTAGCGCTGATGAGCGTGCCGTCGAGCTTGTTGGCTTGGATATAGAACGAGGCGGGCCGCAGCGGAGAGCCAGGCACACGCCCATTGAGCACGAACATCGGCATGCGATCGACTTGTGTGAGCAGCGCGTTGAGCGTGAGCGCGCTGCTCGTGCCGCCCACCCAGTGCGTGACGTTGGCGGCACCGCTTGCGTAATCGATGCTGCCACCCAGCGTGCCGGCATTGGTCGATGGATTGACCGCGTAATACAGCGATCCGGCGCGATCGATATATGTGCGGCCGCCCAGCGTGAACATGACGCCACCCGGGACGATGTTGCTGGCGACGGTTGGCGTCAAATCGATTGACAGCGCCGGCGTGGCCAATGAATAGGTCGCGGCCGAATCCGTCGCGCCGTCCTCTTTGTAAGCAATCGTGACATTGGAACCGTCGACGAAACTGGACACGTGGTCGTATGGCGACACCTGTGTCGGCCACAAACCGGCGCGGGCCGATGGCGAGTAATAACCGGTGGACGGATCGACGCTACGCCGCGGAGCGGCATTGTCGAACTGGCTATAGGTGATCGTCGGCACTTTGATTGTGCCGTTCGGCGCAAACTCGATCGCGCCAGTTGTGTAGTCCACCGTTGAGCCAGATAGCGCAGTGCCATCGAGGTAAGTCAAGCCGCCGGCGCCGTCATCGATCAGTTGCACGGCGATGTTGTAGAGCTTGCCGAAATAGTTGAGAAACGATTGCTGGAACGTGATCAGAATCGACTTCTGGCGCACCGGCGCATGCGCGACCGTCGTCGTGATCGTGGAGCCGGAAATGCTCGGGTTGAACAGCTCGGTATGAACGGCCGTGGCTTTCTGATAGGCGAAGCTGAATGCCGTAGTTGGATCCGGCAGCAGGGTCGGCTTGATGGAAACCTCGCCGCTGCCATAAATCACGCGACCGGTTGCGTCGCCAGTAAAGCCGCCGCTGCCGTCATCGCTTGCCGTTTTCAGTACAGCCCCGGCATACCAGGTAACCGTCAACGAGCTCGGTTTGACGTTGCCGCCCGTGAGTACTCCGTTGACAACGGGCGTGCCGATCGTTACATCGCCCACCTTGATCTCGAATTCCGATCCGCCGCCCCAGCTGTAGATGAGGCTGCTGCCAATATCCGGCAGTGCGCCCAGCGACACCGAATCGGTGCCCGTGGCGAAATTGATCGAGCCGGTGCCGATACCGATATCGCCGAGGATGGCTCCACTGCCGTCGTCGGCGAGCGTGTACCATTTTCCGAGCGCGCGATAACTGACGGATAGCGTTTGCGGGATCGGGATCGGATGCAGCGTCGCCGCATAAACGAAGCCGCGCGTGCTTTGCGTGACCGGTTGCTGGAAGGTTTGCGAAACCTTGCTGACCGCCGCAGCCGGGATATAGGTGATGCTGGCGCCGGCGATGTTGGTGACGCTGCCATCGAACACCAATTGGCCTGTCGCGTAATCCACGCTGCCAGCCACGATCGTCGACGTGAGCGACGAACCGCGAATGATGACGCCGGCGCCATTGTCGAGGTAGTAGGTTGTTCCCGCCTGCGTAACCACCAAACTGCCGGGCACGATGGCGCGGCTGGTAAAGATCGTGCCAAACAGAAACACGTCGGAAAGGAAAGTGACCGGTGCCGTCGCGGCGGCCACGACAACCACGGTCTGCCCAGGCGGCGCATCCAGAATCGCCGATTCTGAGGTTGACGCCGGCACGAGCTGGGCAAACACGGAGCCCAGGTCGATGGTCAGATCGCCAATAGCGGCATCGTTCGTCAGCGTGTGAACGGTGTGGTAATTGGCCGCATCTGAGACGATCGTCTTGCGAATGTTGCTCGTATTGCTCTGCGCCGTGAAAAGGCGCGATGGCTGCGATCCTTGAAATGTATACTTGAGCGGCTCGCTGAGCTGCAGGGTAATCACACGCGCCTGGAAATCCACCGGCGGCCCGTTCAACAAGTCCGTAAACGTCTGCACGGATTGCGTTAGACCGATGATGCGAACGAACTGCGGATTGTTTTCGTTCGGCTGATCGGAAATGACATAGACCTCGCCGATGTTCGGCAGATCCAGCTCAGGGCGTTGAAACACCAGAATCGTCCGCTGGCCTTCGAGCTGCCGATCGAATGGAATCATCCGCGTAGGAACGGACTCATCGAGGTAGCGCTCCACCGCGCTGCGCGCATCATCGCGCACGTCCGTCCAATTGTTCGTGCTGAACATCGTCACCGTGACGCGCGGATCCTGCGGCGGGAAAAGGCAGATGATGTGCAGTCCGGAATAAATTGCCGTATCGGCTGTGTCAGCCTTGACGAATAGCTTGCGCAGATTCACCACGCCATACGCGCGATCGACGCGCGAGATGTCCGGCCACAGGTTGTTGACGACGCCGTCGACGATCTCGGTCGAGGTCATCAGGCCGCCGCCATCGGGGTTGTCGGTCAGGCGTTGCGATGCAAGGAGTTTGACGTCCGCCATGGTGATCAGACCTCGATAAAGCGAAGGGTGAGCCAATGCGGCAAGGCATCGCGCTCTGTGGAATTGGCACCGGCGCGCGGGTAAACCTGCGTGCCGTCAATGGCTGGCTGATTGCCAGTGCCATAGAACAGCACCGTGAACGAGCTACCGTCGTGCAGCGTTAGCGTCATGGGCGTATCGCCCTGTGCGATCTCGGCCGCGCGCAGTTCATCCAGCTGCGCGGCAGTGACAAATGCGGAGTTGGAAATTCCACCCAGCGTGATCGGCCGGCCGGCGAGCTGCGTCGACTTTTCGACGATCAGCGCGCCGCCGAGCGTGACGGACGCTGCCGTATTCACCGGCGACCATTTGTATTTGTCCTGCCAGACGAGATCGCCTGGCAGGTTGATGGTCCCGCTGGTCGTGACGAGAGTGATCATGTGCGCGACTTCACGAAGCGGACCTGCTGCACGAACTGCTGTAGCGCGTCTGCATTGGGTCCATCCGAATATAGATCTATCGGTTGACCGTTGATGTTGATCGTCGTGTGATGCGTGATGCCGGGCACGCCGGCGACGGCCGAACCCGAGCCGGACGCGCCGCCGCCGCCGCGCGGATTGCTTCCGCCACCTCCAGAGGGCGCCGGTGACGAACCGCCGCCGCCACCACCACCACCGCCACCGCCGCCATTGCGCGCATTCGCTTCGTCGGCAATGTCCTTGAGTTTTTTCTGATGGATCTGCTCGGCGAGCTGCAGGTCTTTTTCCGCTTGCGCTTTGCCGGCGGCGTCGGCCTTGTCGGCCAGATCCTTGATCTGCTGCACTTGCTTTTCGTAACGCCGGTTTTCGATATCGGTCTGGTTGCCGGTCTGCTGGTCGCGTTCGTCCTGCAGCTGCTGGCTCAGGTCGGCGAGCTGCTGGTTCGCCTGCTCGGTGGCCGCCTTGAGCGCATCCATGCGTTGCTTGGCAGCCTGCAGCGACTGCAGTAGCGGCCCGAGGTCTTGCTGCCCGAGCAGGCCGGCATCGTAGGTGCCGTCCTGAATCGAGGCGATCATGCTGTCGAGCTGCTTCGTCGTCTGCTCGACGTTGCCGCGGAACACACCGAAGTTGCTCTCGGCTTTGAAGCCGAGCTGATCGATGCCGGCGATTTCGCTGTTAAGCTCTTGCCGCTGATCGGCAATTTTCTGCGTTGTTTGTTCTACCGCCTGCTGAATTGCGCGTGCGGTGCGATCGAAACCAGAACCATCATCGGAGTGCCCAAGCTTGAACGAAGCATCGAGGACGGTATCGTAAAATTTCGCGGCGGCATCCGAGATAGATAGGAATTCGGAACGCGTCCGCGCGATCGCTTGGGTCAGATCCGCGAAACCTTCCTCGCCCTTGTCCTTGAAGCGATCGTATTTTTCGCCGGTCGATTGCGCTTCATTACCCGCGCTCTGTGTCGCCGCGGCGGCACGATCGGCAGCTTCTCTTGCGCGATCGAAAGATGCGGCCTCGCGATTGGCATCGCTTGTGAGAGCAGCTGCGCTGGCATCGGACTGTTTTTCCATATCTGCCAGCGCTTCCGTAACGCCGAGCACGGAAGCCTTTGAGTCAAGCTGGTACTGGATGGATGCCCGTGCACCGACATCAAGCTGCGCGGAAGCCGCTAGCGCGGCCTTGGCGTAGGCGAGAAATGCGTTTTGCCGATCCGCGAGCCCCTCAGCTGTATTTGCGGCACTCTTATCGATCACCGCAAAAGCCGAGGCCGCATCGGTCGCTGCCTGTTGCAAATCCTGCTGACTGGAAATCTTCAATGCGCTGAACGCCGTCTTCAGTGCAGCGACGTCCGCCGTGGCGGTCCTCGACGAATCTGCAGCCACACGCAGAGTTTCGGCGAATGCTTGGTTCGCCTGCGCTGCGTGTCGCGCTGATTCGGCTTGCGCGGCGTCGGCCTTGTCTACAGCAGCAGCAGCGTCCGCTAAGCGCTGTTCGGCTTGCTCATATTTGTCGGCGGCCTGGGCTTGCTCGGTGATCTTGCTTGTTGCTGCTGCAGCTGCATCGCCATGCGACTTTGTTGCTGTCGCCGCCTTATCGGTGGCGTCGACTAGAGCGCCCAGATCGTCGCCGAGCTTCTCAATATGTTCAGCAGCCTGAGCCGATGCCTCGCCACCGACAGACTGGAATACCGAATGCAGCTTTTCGAACTTGCGCGCCGCAATTTCTGCACCCTCCGATGCGGCATCGGTTTTTTGCGCGATATCGACGATGACGTCGCCGGCTTTGGCGAGCTGTCCGACGGCACCATCAACCACAGCAGCAGCGGCATGATAGGTGCCACCGATTGCTTCGAACGTCTTATTGATTGCCGAGGCAGCGGCCGTAGCATTATCGGCCAGCTCCGTCAGAGCTTTGCTGACACCATCAAGTGCATCCGTTCCGTCGGAAAGAAACGCATCCCAGTCGAAATTATTAATAAACTTATCAATTGCAGCGGCAGCCTTCGTGGCCAATTCACCAACCTTCGCCTCAATCTCCTTAAACTTAGGCGTATCAGCGAACGCATTCAGCTTCTCGGCGAGCTTCTCCAATTCCTGCTTGAACGGCTCAAGTACCGGCCGGGCCAGCTTCTCGCCGATCTGCTCGATCGCCAGGCCGAAACGCGTTGACGCGCCTTTCAGGTTGTCGTCGAGGATTTTCGCAGCGCGTTCGGCGACGCCTTCGGTCTGCTGCAGGCCGGCATTGAACTTCGCCAGCGCTTCGGGGCCGGCCTGGCCAAGCACCTCGACGAGCGTGCGCGAGGATCCGCTGAGCGTCAGCAGCGCTTGGTGCGCGCGCGGCGTATTGCCGTTGAGCGCCGTGATTGCTTTGTCGAAATCGCCGGTATAATCACCGAGGGTTCCCAGCTCACCACGCAGTTTGCTGGTCGGATCCTGTAGTTCTTGGAAAATGGTGCGCAGACCGCGCGTGGATTTCTCGGCATCCAGCCCTTTGCTGCTGAGCAGGCCGAGAATCGAAACCGTATCCGTGAACGACAAGCCGAGCGCTTTCGCGTCCGGAGCCAGCTGCGCGGCAGCGCTGGACATTGCACCAAGGCCACCGGAGGCGCCGTGGCTGGCTTGTGTGAGCTCGTCGACGACCTTCTGCGCATCGCTCGCCGGCAGATGAAATGCATCGAGCTGCTTGCCGACGAGTTCGGCCGCCTGGGCGATGTCGATATTGGCGATTTTTGCCAGCTGCAGCGTCGGGACCAGCGCGTCGATCGCGTTTTTCGCACTCAGCCCGGTGCTGACTAGAGCAGCCAGGCCGCTGGCCGATGTTTGCGACGTGACGTTAACGGCCTGCGCAGCTTTCTCGACCGCCTCTTGCATGTCGCCAAACTGTTGCGCGGCATCGCCGGCGAGCGCACGCACGCGCGAGAGTGAGCTTTCGACGTCCTCGGCGTTCTTGAGCGATTCCTTGCCGAATTCGATGCCCTTGAATGCGATCTCGACGGCCGCGGCGACGGAGACAATCTCCGCCATGTGCTTCTTCAGAAATTCGAAGGCGTTGCCGGCTTCCTCGGATTTCTGCTTCGTGCCCTCGAGCAGCTTGATGACCTCATCGATGCCGATCTGCTGGGCTTCGAAGAGATACTTAATTATCTCATCTCTAGTAGCCATTAAAGTGTGCATCCATAGTGGAGACGGCGCTTAGCCGCTATGTAGGCAGAATGCGCCAACTCAGGCGTTTCAAACACGCCAATATGTATACTTTTATTATTTGCGCGAATTACCGCCTTGAACTTGTTGCGATGTCTAGCGACGCCAAGAAGGCCGGTTGTGCTCCGTGAGTTCGCATGCCGCGTATTTTGCGAATTTGTGCGTGCATCGACCGCTCTTAAATTCGCAATTCTGTTGTCTCGCGGATTGCCATTTATGTGGTCGATTGGTCCAGCAGGCCATTCGCCGAAGTAGTGCAACCACGCCAGCCGATGCGCCATATAGGCGACGCCGTCAATGCGGATTTGCATGTACCGCGCGCTACGACCAACGCACCCAGCAATGGAGCCTAGCGCGACGCCAGGCCGGCTAGCGCGCCAAGTAAATGTCCCTTCCGATGCGTCGAAATCCAGCCATCTATGTAGCGTTGCTGCTGTCATGCTGGCCGGAGCTTTATTTGCCACGAGCGACCTCCGCCAGACGATCGACTTCTGCGGCAAATGTTTTCTGCACGAATTCGCTCAAGCGCTCTTCGCGGCCTGGATCCTTCAGCATGTCGGCGACCGTCGGTCCGCCGAGCAGCGAGATCGGATAGCCATGCCGGTTGTGATCGACGACGTCGAGCACCTGGAGCTTTTCGGCAACGGAAGGCGTGAGTTCGGAACGGATCAAAACCTGCGGCCCGGCGCCGGCAGCTGTTCCAGACGGAACGCGGATGAAAGCATGCGCGATATTGAGCGTCTTGCCTTTCTCGATCTGCACCGCGACGCCGGTCGCGTTTTGCCGCGCGCCGAACTTGATCAGTGTTTGATTGCGGCCCAGGCCGGTCAGCGTGACGCTCGTGCGATCGCCCGTGCAGCGCAGGCGGCTACCGATATCGCGCGAATGAAGATTGTATTGCGCACCGATATCGCGCTTGGCTTGCGCGGGTAGGCGTCGCTTGAGTGTGCTCGCCGCACGCTCGAGCACCTTCACGCCGCCGTCGCGCAGGCGTTCGAGCTTCCCTTTGCCGAGGGCGAGTGCTTCGAGGTTTTCGACACGGAAGGCCATGGGGACTCATAAGCGCAGGCGGCCATCCGTGGCCGCGGTTCACGGGAACGAATCAGGCAGCGAGCGACGTGATGATGTACGGCGCGCCGCCGGTTTCCGTGGCGATGTCCGTGCCTTCGGGCGGCACGAGCATGGCGCCGCTGAGATCCGCGTTGATCACCGTCTTGCCCATCAGGTCCTTGTTGCCGGACGAGGCGGCCTGATACAGCGGGATGATCAGGTAGCTCTCGGACTGATCGACCAGGTCGGCGAGCTGCAGCTCCACGCGCAGCAGCTTGGACGGCACCACCGAACCCTGCACCGTGGTGCCGGCGAGCGCCGCGCACGAATAGGTGACTTTCAGATCCTGGTCTTCGGTGATCAGGCCACCCGGCAGCGGCTTGATGAAGCCCGGCTTGGCATCGACGACGTAGTCGGTGCCAGCGGTGTACGTCACCGTGGCGCCACTGTTCTTGACTACGACGTTGCTGATGCGGCGGTTGGCCAGCTTGACCCAGTCCCCCACTTGTCCGGTGGTGACCGCTTCGGCCGCCGTGGTCGCCGCGACATAGCTGATCTTGAGCGCCTGCGATGCGGTGATCGTGCCGCTCGCGAGCGGCGTAACCTGACCGAGGTTCGCGTCGACCGTGTAGTCGGTACCGAGGACGTAGGTCGTCGAGCCCGCGGTGTTCTTGACGACCACGGAGCTGACGTGATGCTTGGCCAGTTGGATCGGCGTGCCGAGCGTCGTGGCCGAGTCCGCTTCGTCGGTGACCGTGCTGCCGGTCTGCACGGCGATGATATTCGCGGCCTGGGCGAAGCCGACCGCGCGGCCATTCATCGCGTACGCGAGCACGCGCTTGTCGCGCAGCGAGCTCGTGGAGACGTTCGCCGAGGTGAATTTCGGGATCTGGCCGCGGCTGAGCAGCTGGCCGGCCGAATCGATGAAGCGGCTCACTTCGTCGACGTTTTCCGCCGCCGGCGTGACCAGCTCGACCTTGACCGGGTTGAGTAGACCGATGAAAGCGCCGGTGACGATCCCGTTCTCGTCGCACTCGGCGAGTCGCAAATTACCGTTGAAGTTCATGACGTGTGCCTCTTGAGGTTAGATGCCGGGAACCGGCGGTGAAAAATCGCGGTAATCGAGCGCCACGCGCACGATCACTTCCAGAAAGCCTTCGCCCAATTCGGATGGGACGATTTCGTGTTTCTGATTGATCGACCAGGAGCGAACGAGCGATCCGCCATTGCCGTCGTCGAAAGTCGTGCGCGTGATCGACTTCGCGATACGTTTCATGTCGGCCGCAAAGCGATGCGCTTCGGCGTAGGCCGATGCCATCGATGCGATCTTCATATAGCCGTGAAACGCGACGACGTTTTCATCCTGGAAGCCGTCCTCCGTGGAGTCGACGATTTCGCCGGATTCCTCGTGCACGACGATCTGTTGAAATGGATCCTGCGCATTGAACGCAAACGGCTCGATGCCGACGTTGGCAACGTCGTGATAGAACCCGTTCGCTTGCGTGATCAGCCGCAGCGGCACGCATAGCGCCGTGAGGATGCGCAGGAGGATCGGATCGACGGTGGGCGCGGTCATGTCAGTTCACGTCCCATGTCGACAGCGCGCCGTCGTTCGCCAGTTCCTTGACCAGCTCGAACGATCCGCCATCGGCCGCGATCACCGCACCGCGCACCGGCGCCGGAATTTCGGCGAGCAAGATACGCACGCTGGTCTTGTCGCCCATCACCGAGCCGAACGTGCCGAACGGTGCCTGGCCACGGTTGATCACGACGCGACACGGCACCGGTGCCTGACCGACGCCGGGCGGTGTGTAGCTGCCGAGATCGGCCATGCCTGCATCGACGAGCCCGTCGAACATGTCGGAAGCGATCTGTTGACGGAAGGCGAGCTGGGCCATTACTGCACTCCACCAGCGGGCACCGCGGCGGGCGCACCTGCCGCGGGCTGGCTCTGGTCGTCGTTGGAATTCAGCACGCGCAATGCCGCCTTGTCCGCATTGCATTGATTCAATCCGGAGCGGTAGTCGCCGAGCATCGTCGCGAGCTGACCATTGCAAAATGCCGAGCCGCACAACGGCGCAGGATCCGTAACCACCGTCGGCGCGATCAGCCTCGCCGGGATCGGCGTGCGGATGTACTTCGGCACTTCGACGGTTTGCGTGCGCACGATCTGCGATGCCGGCGCGCACGCGGACAGCAGAGCGATCGCAGCGCCAATCAGCAAGGCGACTGCGAACACGAAGGCGACGCGCATCATGGCATCACCCCGCAAGCCGGCTGATCCGCCCAGGCCTTGCAGCGACCGGCGAGCAGCGCCTGCAGCTTCGTGCGCGCGGCCGCGGCATCCTTGGATAGTTTCGCCTGCGCGATATCGCGATCTTTCAGCGCTGCTACCTGCGCGCTCTGATCGGCGAGGCGGCCGGCTTCGCATTGGTGATTGGCTTCCTGCAGCGCCTTGATCGCATCGGCGTTGCTGCGGTTCGCGCTCTGTGCTTCGGTGAGCTGCGCGCTGATTGCGACGATCTTCGCGGCATCCTGCGCGCGGCCGATCGCGCGCTCGTGGTGCGCCCAGAACAGATAGCCAGCAACCGCCAGCGCGAACGCGCCGGCATACAGCCAATCCTTGATCGGGATCGCTTTGGCCCAGCCAAGCAGCGGCAGCAGGAAGGCGAACACGGTTACACCCGGCCCTTGATGATCAGGATGATGAGGATTAGCAGCAGCAGTCCGATACCGCCGCTGGGGACGTAGCCCCAGTCCTGGCTATGCGGCCACGTGGGAAAGGCGCCGACGAGCAGCAGGATGAGAATGATCAAAAGAATCGTGCCGAGACTCATACGTTTTCTCCAAAGGCGATCAGGCAGCGCCGTCCGGTGGCGTCGGTCCGGTCTGCACGTTGGTGGTCTGCCCTGGCGGCGTAGTGACGCTGACCGTGGTAGGTGGCGCGACCGGTGGGCGTGAATCGCGTTGCTTGACGAGCTCGATCGCTGCCGGGTTGCCGATGACGATCGCGAAGTACACGAGAAACAGCAGCATGTAGCCTTCCGGAACTTTTCCGGCCAGCGTGATCATGATCAAGCACCAGCTGCCGATCATGAATCCGCCGATGGCTGCGGCCTTGCTCCAGCTCGCCTTGCCGTCCGCACCGCGCAGCCAGTCGGCCAGATCCAGTTGATTCTTCGCGCGCTGCACGCGCCATAGAATCGGCAGGATCAGCACTACGCCGACGACGAGCGATATCGCCATGAAGATCGTCATGGGATGCAGGCCGTCCAGACACTGCTGCAGCCAGGCGCCCATTCATGGCGACTCCGGCATATCGATGATGCCGCGCATATAGCCTTCGCGGTTGCTGCGAATCGTCAGCAGATCGCGGCGTTCGCGCGGATCAAACGAGATGTGCACCCAATTGCGGAATTCGTAGATCAGCTGATCGAACACCAGGTCGACCTGGATCGACAGATGCCGCGCAACATCGAACGGCGAACCGAACGACGGACACGTGAAGTCGACGGCGTAACCGAGCACGTGCGCGCTGTTGACCGCGCCGCCGATCGCTGCATTTACCAGGCGGCTGCGATAGCCGCTCGATACGAGAATCGCGCGATCGCCCAGGCGCGCGCGCACCTGTTCCATGCCCTTGGCCGCGACGCGCAAGCGCTCCAGCACATCGGCCGGCGGCGTATTGTCCACGCCCGCGCGCGCAGCCCACTGCGAGGCAGTGAGTTCTTCGAGCGTGAAGTGGTCGGAAAGCGGTGTCATGGCATTACAGGTATGAGGGTGTCCAGTTGATCCATTGCCCAGGTATACAATTCCACATCAGTGACGTACCAGTTTCCGAGCTCCGTACGCCTGGCGGATTGCATCAAGGCGTGCAGGGCAAATTTGAGGGGCTCTTCGTTCGGGTGAGGCTCCTCGAGCCACCCCAAACACCAGGTCAGCGTCTCGAGCATTTCGCGGTAGAGGGATTCCCGTTCCGGCTGCCCCGTCGCTTTCTTCGCGCGGTAGACCAGCCCCCGAATCTTCGACGCTGCTTGCTCGAGCTCGATCACTCATTGGGCCGCCTGCAGTGGGGTGAATGACGAAGTTCCGAAATTTCCGCGTGCATCTGGTTGAGCTCGCGATCCTTGTTGACCGCATCGCGATTCAGCTCCGACAGATCCGAGTTGAATCGCCATGCGCCGCCGAAGGCCACGATCACGAACGTGAGCACGAGGCCATTGCGGGGGCGATCGAGCCAGTGCGTGGTCATGTCGATAAATCTTCCTTTTGCTTCGAATGCTGGCGCCGGAAAATCCGGCGCCAGCTCCTCACACGGCGACGATTGCCGCCTTGGGTGGTAGCGTTACGCCTGCGGGTTGGTATCGTAGTTCGTGTCGGTGACACCGGCGTCGGCGTTCAACTTCGTTGCCAGGGCGGTGGCCCAGGCGTTGAGGTTGGCGATGCTGGTCGCGGTGGCTGCGTCGGTGGCATTCGGATAAACGTATGCCTTTTCCGGCAACAGCTTGACCTTCGCCGTCGTGTCGCCGCTTCCCGCTGCTTCGATGACAATGCCGACGTTCGAAATGTCGCCGCTTGCCGGACCGCTGCCGATCAGCTCGCCTGCGGAGACGTCCCAAATCGCGAGATCGCCAACCGCCAGCACTGTCGTGCTGTGCTTCGGCAATTCGACGACGCCCTCGACGACGAACGCGACCGGATCTCCGCTCGCGCCATCGGTGACCGCCACGCCAAACAAAGCGGAGCCGAGAACATAACCAAGCCCGGACGTGACCGTCGCGGGCGCCGGGCAAGTGATCGTTTCACCCCGGTTGACGAAATTACGCATGATTGCTTACTCCTCTGATCGTGAAATGATCGAGGCGGCCCGAGCTGGGCGCCGCCCCGGAACTCGGTGTTACGCGCCGGCGTTCTTGACCATGCCGCGCCAGTCGATTGCCTTGGCACCGAACACGTGCCGGCACTTGACCTGCACACCATCGATCTCGAATCCGTTCTTGGTTTCGGTGAAGACGCCCTCATTGCCTTGCAGGTAGGCGTATTCGATAGTGTCGACCGTGGCGGGATCGGAGATGCCGTAGTAAGCCGTGTCGCTTTCATCGTGCAGACGCGGCTCGATTACCGGCGTCAGCAGAGCACCGAGCACGTTGATGTCGAGGCCCTTGGCTGCGACGAAGGCGGCACTGCAAATGCGCAGCGCGGTCTGCTCGAGCTTCGGCGGAACCAGCAGGTACTTCGGGCGCACGGTGATGTAGCGGCCTTCGATGCCCTTCTGCAGAAGCATCAGCTCGCGCATCTCAGCAATCGGATCGAGCGAGGCGGTATCGTCCAAGGTGGCTTTGAGGGCCGTGGCCGTGCCAAGGTTCTTATGGTCGGAGCCGAACAGCGGCTTCCCGTCGGCCATGTTCGGATTGCCATTCACAATTGCGTAGACGAGATCCGACTCGAGATCGGCCGCGCTGGCACCGAACGCCTGCGGAATGCGCGTCATCGCACCGAGATCATCATTGACGATGGTTTCCCAGGTGATCGCGACGATGCGGCCGTACTTCTGCACCGCATATTTTTCGGCGCCGTCGCCCATGAAGCCTTCTTCATACTCGGCACCTTCGACCACACGCTTCAGGGCAGGTGCACCGGCGAGCTGTGTACGGCTGACGAGCTTGAAGTCCGGAAGCGATTCGCCCTGGCGAGCCCACGACGTGAACGTGCGCGAGCCTCCGGCATATCCAGCGCGCAGCGATTTCGTGATGATGTTTTCCAGGATGTTCGGAAAATCGCTCGTGCTCTGCATGGCCTTAATGGCAATTTCCGGCTTGGCCATGCCGCGCGTGCGCACTCCGGAGCGTTCGGCGCAATCGCGTGCGAGATCGTTTAGCGAGAAGCCGACAAACTGCCGGCCTTTGTCGTCGAGCTTGACCGCACTCGGATTGGCGCGATTGAGCAGCGCGTTGATGGCGCCTTCGCGATAGGTCGCCTGTTCTTGCTGCGCGCCCGGTTCGACGCGCAGGCCGCCATTGAGCGGTTCGGCACCGCTGCCGAGGTGTTTGAGCAGTTTCAGGCCGGCGCTTTCGGCGCTGCATTCGACATCGTCTTCGCAGGTTTTCTGCAGCTTGGCGATTTCGAGATCGTTGTGACGCGCGTACGGTGCAAAATGCGCCGCAATTGCGTCGCGGCGCTGGCGATCGGCGGCAAGGATTTCCGCGCGGGTCGGCGCGGCGACTGGCGTTGCGGTTGCTTCTGGCATGACATGGGCTCCGGTAGGATTACCGGCTGATGCCGGCGGTTGGTTGCCGGCATCAGCCGGCAAAATTGGATTCGCAGGCACCGTCTCGCCGGGGCGCTCCCCGGCGGGCACGGTCCGCTTCTGCGAGGTATGAGGTGGGCGCAATGCGGCCGCGACGGCGAGCTGAGCATTGCTGCCAAGGGTTACGGCGTAGCGGTGCAGAATGCCGGCGGCAAATGCGCGGGCATTTTCATCAGGCTCCGCATCGGCTGAACTGGCGTCGATCAGCGAGTCGGCAAACCCTTCGGCGACAGCTTGCTCGCCGGTGTAGTAGTGATCCTTGCCGTCCTGCAAGAGCGTAAGAACGTCGGCACGTGCCTTGCCGCTCTTGGCGACGTAGGCGTCCGCCATCGCTTCGGCGTAGGTGTCGAGAATCTGCGCGTACTCGCGCATCTCCTGCGCGTTGCCGGCGATGCCACCCCACGGCGCGTGAATCATCATCAGCGACGTCGCCGGCATGGCGATTGTGCTGCCCGCCATGGCGATCAGCGAGGCGCTCGACATGGCAACACCGTCGACAGTGACCGCTTTCGTCGCCGGATGACGCTTGAGTGCGTTGTAGATGGCTAGCCCATCGGACACGCTTCCGCCATAACTGTTGATGCGCACGTTGATCGTCGTCACGGCTACCGGCAGCGCGAGCAGCTGTTGCACGATCGACAGCGCTGTGATGCTCTCGCCGAACCAGCTCTCGCCAATATCGCCGTAGATCAGCAATTCGTATTCGTTCGCCGCGGCGGATGGCTTGAGCTGCATGCTCGGTTCGATATGCTCACGTTGTTCGCGATGCTGGTTGCGCAGGCCGGCACGCACGCCAGCGGTGAGCGAATTGAGTCGGTTCGGCATGGGGATGACCTTGCTATTGGCGGCACCGGTGTCGGCGCTGGGATCTGTTTTCGGAGCGTTCGACTGCGCGACGCCCGTGTCGGAGACGTAGCGCGCGTCGCTGTCGAGAACCAAGCCGATTTCGTCGGCGAGGCGGCGCTCGCGCCCGAGCTGTTCGAACGTGTCCTGCAAACGGCCGCCGCGATCAGCAATGACTGACTGAGCGGATTGGAATCCGGCGCGCACCATCGTGAGCTGCCCCTGCGCTTCGCGCACCGGATCAATCCACGGCATTTTCGGGCCACGAAATTCGGCCTGCGCGACAGTTTCCGGGCGCACGTCGGCTGGAACCTTCACCAGACCAGCTGCGATCGACGTCGAGACAAAGGCTTCCCAGATCGGGCGCACAAACCGAGCGACGAAAATCGCAGTGAGCATGCGATAGCCGTCGTAGCCTTCGACGAGTTCCTGACGCTGCGCCGAATAGGTGCCGTTGTAGTCGCCGCTGATTGCCGAATAGGTGAGCTGTGCGCCGCGCGACGCGCGCTTGTACTGTCCCGAGCAGAAATCGTTCAGCGCGGTGTTCGGCCGGCTCGGGTTGAGCATGTCGAGCTCTTCGCCCGGCATCAGCTTGTCGAATACGGCGCCGGCATTCAGACGGAAATCGCGCTTGTCCGGATCCGTGCCAGCCGGTGGCGAGTACTCCATGTTGACGTCGCGCTTGACGTAGGCAGCGATAGCCGCAGAGATGCGCGCGGCCAGGCGTTCCGAATCCTCGTAATCCTTGATGTCGTACAGCCGGACGAAGACGCTCGCGAACTGACTGATGCCGCGCAGCCCTGACAGCCGCTCGCGGATTGCGACATGCAGCATTTTCTGCGCCGGCACGCGCTTGAGCGCGGTGTCGGTAAGCATTGCGCGCGCGCTGCCTGGATGCGTCTTGTAAACGTAGTAGGCAACAGGCTCGTTCCACGCATTGCGTTCGATGCCTGCTTCAATATTGTCGCCGTTCGAATATTCGAGCGGCACGTGATCGGCTTCGAGCAGCTCGATGGCGAGCGGAATGCGCGTGGCGTAGTTGTAGAACGTTGTCGGGCCCTGGATGATCTGCCCAAACAGATCACCGTCGCGCAACCAGCTGCAGCAACCGAGGTACTGCGTCTGTACCCAATCGAGTGTTTTTGTGACTTCCGGCGAAGCCGTGAATTCGCGCCACAGGTTCAGCAGATCGCGCGCGAACGTGTCGTTGATATCGTCATTCGCGTTGCGTGGCATCGGCTCGATACTGATGCCGTTCGGCCCGACGATATTGCGCGCCAACGTATGGAGTGCGCCGCGGAACACATCATTGTTGCGTTCAAAGTCTCGCGCCTGCGCGCGGCACGTAGCCGCATCGCGGACGACTTGCACATCTCCAGTGGTGTTGTCGCGCGAGACTTTATACGTCTTGCTCTGCTTCGCGCCGTCATAGCGGGCATTGATTGCCGAAAGCGCCAGTCTGGCCTGGACGCGTCGCAGCGCAGCGCGCGGCGAGACAGTAGCAATCGCGCGCTCTAGCAAATTCACTTGCGGCACCCAAAATCGACCGTGGCGAAACTGAGCGATGCCGATGATCGACCTGCCGCAGCAGCAGTCGCATTGGCGAGTTGGGCTTGTAGCGATGCGATCGTCTTGTTGACTTGCGCGAGATCCGCAGAGCGTTTACGCATGTCAGAAACACTGAGTTCCTGGCCGCTGGTTAGGATGCGTTGCCGCGCGTTGATCGCGGCATCGAGCTGTTCCTGCAGGGTCGGTGCTGACATGGACGCGTATCGTCCACGTCAGTCGTGTCTCATTCAGGTTTTTGTGAGACTTTTTTTTGCGGGCCGTTTGGATGCAGGCGATACGCAGTCGCGCGGCTGCATTTATGTTTGTGGGCGATTTCCGTGACTGATAAGCCGCGCGCCCAGTCCTCAGCGAGTGCCTTCGCATCGATCTTCGGTCGTTCGCGATGCGTCACGCGCAAACCCTGTAAGCGGTCTAGCCATGTCGTGCACACAGCATCGGCGAGCTGCAGCGCCTCATGCGCAGGTAACGCCACGAGCGCTGCTCGTATCGTTTCACAGAACGCCGCGCGCAGGCTCTCGACTAGCTCTTCAGCAGTTGCGTCTTTTGCCATTTTCAATATTCCCCGGTGCTCATGATCAACCCCAGCCGCGACCGTTGTTGTCGTTTCCGTCACTCCACGACCCGCGGCTCGGTGACGCAGCTTGCGGCGGTTTCTGTGGGGGTGTTTCCCGTGGAACGTTTTCCACTTTTGAACTTTTGGTTACTTGCTGCGCTTCCTTATTAGGAAGCGCCGGTGCACCCAGGCGCGCAGCCGCGGCCTCCCACTCGGCATTCGTACGACGATGCAGGCGCAGCTCCGGATGCATCGCCGCAGCACGCGCATATACCCAGGTATCGAGTGGCTCGTTGCGAACACCGCCCTTACGCTTGATGAAGCGGTTCGCTTTCGGATCGAACACTTCCGAGACGACACCGGCGAAGAATTCGCGGCCGAGCTCATCGCTGAAATGCACGATGCGATCATCTGCTGTTTTCTCGACCTGTTGGCCATCGACGACTTTGGCGTCGCCGTCGATGGCGAGGTTGCGGTAGAGCTGGTGTTTGATCTCGACGGTGCCGACCTGGTAGGCCTTGATGCCGCGCTTGTCGTTCTGGCCACGCCAGTTGCAGTCCATGAGCTTCGGGCGGCCGAGCGGCGGCGCGTTGTTGGCCTTGGCGCCGTAGATGGCCATCGGCCGGCGGATCAGGCTGCGGCGCACGTACGCTTTCACGTCTTCGCCGCAGTGGCGCATGTCGATGGCGGTGGCGCCGACGCGGATCTGCGCGCCAAGCTCGTGCTCGATCGCGCGGTTGAGGCGATCGGTGAGCATGGTCCACACCGGCGCGAGGTTGCCTTTCCCGTCGTCCTCGTTCGGCGCGCCGAAGATCTCGTCGTAGTCGAGCGTCCAGCTGCGGTTGCCGCGACCCCAGCCGACGATTTGATAGACCAGGCGATTGCCCTGCACGTCGACGCCGGCGGTGATCTCCAGCACGCCGCGCGGCGCGGTGCGCAGTTTGTACGGCTCGGCACGATCGGCGATGAGGTTGTGCTTGACCTTGCGCAGTGCCGGATCTTCCCAGGCCTGTGCGAGACGTTCCTGCACGAACACCTGCAGCTTGGCCGGGTCGCCTTGCGCATCGAGCCAAAGGCGCACGAGCTCGAGCCAGCGCGGGCCCAGGCCGAATGGATAATAGAGGCAGTTGAGATGATAGCCGCGGATGCGCCGGCCCGGATATTTCGGCACCCAATGGCCGAGCGCGATCATCTGCGTCTTGTGCGCCTCCTCGATCACGCAGCCGTTGATGCGGCACGCATACCAGCATTCCTTGCCGCCCGGAATCCATTGCAGGCCGCTGCCGCTATCGTGCCGCCAAATCAGCGACTGAAACTCGCCGCAGTGCGGGCACGGCACGTGATATTCGCGCTGGTCGGATTCCTCGTAGATCGTGTCCATGCGCGACACGCCGCGAATGCCGGGACTGCCGACATAGGCGATCTGGTAGCTGCTCGGGTACGCGCTGACGCGGCCACGGATCAGCTCGAGCGGATCCTCGCCGGTCGATATAACCGACTGCAGCTTGTCGATCTCGTCGACCAGGATGCGCTTCGCCGTGCGCAGCGCCATGCGCGTGGCAGTCTTGCCGTGCTCGACGAATAGCTGGCCGCCGGCGAAATCCTTGAATGCGCGCTGGTTCGCGCTGTCGCGGCTGTTCTGCGTGGTGAGTGCGCGCTGCACCGCCGGCGTGTTCTCGACCATCGGGTTGAGTTTCTGCAAGATCCACGCGTCTTTCGTCAGATCATCCGGCAGGAACACGATCACCGGACACGGATCGTGCGACATGGTGTAACCGAGCGCGTTGAGCTCGACCGCCGTCTTGCCGAACTGGATCGGCAGCTTCGCGCAGACCTCGTGCACGCCGCTATCGCGGCTCATGCAATCCATGATCTCGCGCAGTGGTGGATTGCGATCGGTGACCCAGCGGCCTTCGATCGGTCCCTCTTTCGACGTTGTATACCTTTCCGCATCCGCCCACTGCGACACCGACAGAGCCTTGCGCGGCGCGATGGCTGCGGCAATGGCGCTGGCGATGCGGGGGGCGGCGGCGAGCACTTAGGTTCCCACCTTCGTGCCGTCTTCCCACACGAACTCGCCGTCTTCGCCTACCGGGAAATGCGCTCTACAGCGGCAGCAGAATGTGCCGCTGTAAAAATAGGGATTGCGTGCGTACGTCTCGGCCAGCGCCTGCCCCATCGTCGTGCGCGTTCCGCACTTCTCATGGACATACGAACGGCGAACCGGCCTCACAAACCCTTGCTTGCGTTCCGATTCGCACAGCACGACGTAACCGCGCTGCTGACCATCGCCGCGATTCTCGACATGCGAGCGATCCTCGGGAACCGGCGAACCGTCCGTCAGGCAAACACACGGCTCGCGACGCTGCCAATGATCCTTGATCCAGCGAAAGATCGGCTTCACGTCGGCAAGCCCCCATGTTTGCGTGCGAGCTTTTGCGCCGTCTTTTCATCGACGAACCACAAATGCAGGCCATCGCTCAGCTCTTGGACTGCGATGAATTGGTTGCCTGTCGGCGCGCGACCGCCTTCGATCTGCCGGCGCAGCGAATCGATGAAGTTGCGTTCCCAATCAGTGAGGCGCGATTCGCGGCGCTCGCAGTCGTCGATCTGGCGCAGGTATTCTTCGGTCCAGTTGGCGGTTTGTTTCACGAAAAACCTCCGATCCGCTGGGATTAGTTTGAGTGGATCTGGCGATCCTGAAAGGAAAACAAAATTCGCGCGGGCTCCAGTCACGCGCGACGCGCCTCCATCGCGAGCGACGGACCGTAATACGATCCGGTGTCGCCAGTCGGCACGTAGAGCGCGCGGGCGCGCTTATCGCGATCACCCATCCGAGCGACGGCTTTCGACAATGCGTTAGTCGACTCCCGACAGTGCCCGGTCACCGTCCGCCAGTTGCGGCACCCGATGCCGCGGACCTGGCCGACGTAGTGTCCAGTGGTGCAGAGAATGTGCAGCGTGCTCACGCGGATGCCTCCCGCTGCTTCGCGATCAGCTCATAGCCTTCCGGCAAGTGCAGACGCATGAACGCGACCGGTTTCGTGATCGGCGGATGATCCAGACATGGGCACATCAGCGGCTTGCCGATTTCCGGCGGCGCGTCGACGACTGCGACGGCATGGCAATGCGGACAGAACAGCGCGATCACGATGCGCACCCGCGGCCGATCGTTTTGCCGCCGTCTGTGGGATTGGTGAAGATGCGCCAATGCACCCAGCCGTTCGGGCAGTGGAATCCCCACTGCCGCACGCGCGCACCGGTGAGGAATAGCGACCAGCATGCTCCGCTGTCGATCTCGATGCGGTGCGCGTCGCTCGCGCGGCGCCAGACGATATCGCCGGCGGTCCGGCGCGTGCGCACATGCACGCCGCCGGCGGCAATGGTGTGCTCGAGGTAGGATCCGCGCAGAACGATCGAGCAATTGCGCCAAGGATGATCGTGCAGAGCGCGATCGTCGTCGCTGCGCATGATCAGGTGCAGGTAGCAGCCGGGCAGCTTCGACACCAGGCGCTGCAGCAGCGTCTTGTCTTCGTCGGCGATGTCGCGGTATTTGCCGGACCATGGCGTGAGCCACCAGCGCAGCATGTACGGATTGTCGGCGCCGCCGATGATGAAGTCGGCCGGTCTGGTGCTGACGCGAACGATAAGCCAGTTGGTCAAGCGTGCGAGCCACGTGCTCATGCGGCCTCCCTTGCGATCGCGCCGAACTGCCGCTCGAGCTCGTGCAGGGCGTGCTCGATCTCGGCGGCGAGCAGCGAGCGCGCCTTCGCTTCGTCGGTGATGGTGATGAGTTGCGGCGCGAGTGTGTCGGGCAACGATTCCAGGCGCGTGCGTAGCGTCACCACGCCTGTGCGTACGGCGTTCGCGACATCCGTGGCGAGGAGCAGTTTGCCTTCGGCCAGGTCATTCTCGCGGCGCAGCTGGCGGAGCTTCTCGGCTTCCACATCGCGGCGGATGGATTGCGTGCCGGCGACGTCGCCGTTCGGATCCGTTTCTTCCGTCGCTGCTGCGTCGCCATCATCGGTTTGCTCTGTCGCCGCACGCGCAGCGGCGTGCCGGCGCGCGACGCCGATCTTCGTCGGATCCTTGGTGTCGTCGATGCGCTGCAGGGATTCGGCGACACGCACGCGCTTGCCGTCGTCGGTGAGGACCAGGCGATCATTGTCCTTGAGCTGCTTGATGTAGCTGGCGCGAAAATTCGCGATACGCGCAAAATCAGCAAAGCTGGCGGTTTCCGGATAGGAGCTCATGAGGTCACTACCCTTTTTTCTTCGAAAAACAGGAATGAGAAATAGACGCGCGCGCGCGTGCGGTATCGGTGCGGCATGCCGTGCGGCACGAAAGCGCGCCAGTGCGCCATGTGCGGTATGTGCGGGTGCACAGGCGTGCGCGCATGTGCGCGCGGGTGCGCGCGGGTGTGTGCGCATGCGCGCATGAAGGGATTTGCGCAATATGCCGCACATGCCGCACAGCATTTATTCTGTTGCAGTTTCATACCGCACACGATGCCGCACCGATACCGCACATGCCGCACAAGATTGAGGGTTTCGTTCACGCAGCCACCCGCTTTTGCGCGTCTTCGAGTTGTTTGCCGAAGGCCATGGCGCATTCACCGAGCCAGGCGAGGCGATCCTTGCCTGGCGGGCATTCGGTCTTCGCCAGGCCGCCGAGCATGAGGAATCCGTGCGGACCCTTGATCGCGGCGAATTCGTCTTTCCAGCGCTCGCGCGTGGCGACGACGAGGTGTTTACGCTTGAACGTGCTGATCAGCTTCGGCATTGGCGCCGCGCGATGGCCGGTCGAGCTGCACCAGGTGCGATAGGCCTCGTAGACGTGCTTGGCCAGCGCCGGCATGGCGGTGAAGCCGGGAATATCCCCGTCTTCCAAATCAAAGAAAAACCGGCTGATGTTGTCGCGGCTCTGTTCGATCAGTTCGAGCTTGGCGGAATTCAGCGGCGGCTTGGTGTGCTCGCTGAATGCGCCAATATCCAGATCCAGCAGGTACTGGTGCAATGCAGCCACGCCGCCGGCCTTGATCTCTTCACCGACCTGCTCGTAAAAATCCGCAGCGAGCGGCGGCGGTGTGTAGCAGACGGCGTAGCGCCGGTCGTCTTCGGACAGCACGACCGGGATCATTTCATTCGAAAGAAATACCAGGTTCACATGGTTGCGCTCATCGTAGGCGGCCATGTTTTTCGGATTGATGCGGATCAGGTCGTCGGTGATCAGCGACTTGAGCTTGTTCTTGACATGGAACAGCTCGCTGCGCGCGACGACTTCGTTGGCTATGAGGAACAGTTTGCGCGACGACCAGTCGTTGAAGCGATCCTCGATAGCGTCCTGGCCGATGATGCGGCCATAGCGGCCGTAGATCATTCGGTACGCGTCGAAAAATATGTTCTTGCCGGTGCCTTCCGGGCCGTGCACCACAAGCGTGCTCTTCATTTTCGCGCCGGGCACTTTGATCGGATAGGCCAGCCAGCACAAAATCCACTCGTATAACTTTTCGGGTTTCTCGTCGGCGCTGCACATGTAGCGCAAAACCGAGAGCAGCTTCTCGCAGCTGCCCTCTTTCGATGGCTTCGTCGGCCAGCCGCCCCATAGGTTGCAGGTGACGTTCGGATCGCGGCCGCCTGGATCAAAGCCGACCTCTTCCATGCGCACGATCTCGCGCGCCGGATGTTCGGCCCAGCTGCGATGCAGGTAGCGCGTGAGGCAGGCGTCGCGCATATCGCTGAGCGCGACGAGCTGGTGCTCGGCGCGATCGAACACAGTGCCGGACTGGCCGTAGACCAGCGTGAAGCGCGTAAGCAGCTCATCGAGCTGCTTGATCGGTTCGAGCGTGGCCTTCCCCTCCCCGCTTGTGCCTGATGTGATCGCCGCAGTTTTCGCAGACCACTTAAGCTCCGTAAGGCGGCGATCGATCTGCGCACTCACCACGAGCAGGTTTTCGAGCGCGTGTAGATCGTTGAAGTCTGTCAGCTTGATGCCGCGGTCGACGAATTTGGCGCGGCGGCCAGCCTCGTCGGCGAATCGCGGCACGATGAACGCGCCGTTGACGAGCAGTGCGGCGATGCTGGCGTCGTTGACGCCGGTGTTGATGCGCTTGTGCGGCTTGCCGCAGTGCGGGCAATCGGTGTCGTGCTCGGGCAGGACGATGCGGCCGCCGCACGCGTCGGTGCCTTTGTGCGTGGCGAATATGTCGTCGTCGGCGCAGATGAGGATCCGCGCGGTGCTATAGCGGGCATGCAGCGCCTGGGCTACCGGCGCCAGGTTGCCGGCGTCGAACGCGATCGCGACCGGATGGCCGGTGGCCTCGTGCAGCGATGCTGCGGTGGCGTAGCCTTCGGCGATCAGCACGATCCATGTCGGCGTTCCGCCGATCAGGTGAAAGTGCCCTTTCTTGACCAGGCCTTGCGGCCAGAATTCTTTCTCCGGGCGGTGCTCGGCCTTCGCGTTCTTGCGCGAGCGCACGACCTGCAGGCCATGGATGACGCCGACGGCATCGAGCAGCGGAATGACGAGCGCGCCGGATGGCGAGAAGCGCACACCGTGCGCGCCGACGCCCTTGCGCGTGAGGTAATCACATTCCCCTGTCGGCAGGCATTTTGCCCAGGTGGCCGATGCGCGCTCAGCAGCGCGGCGCGCTTCGACGGCGCGAGCTTCCTCGGCCTGGCGGCGATCCTCGCGAGCGCGCTGACGCAGGGCATCGCGCTGGTCGTCGGTGAGCTGCGACTTGGCGCCGCGGAGCTCTAGCTTCGTCGCGCCCTGGTCGTTGCCGCGCCAGATTCCCCATGATCCGACATAGAGGCGATCGCCGGTGCCGGTGGTGATCTCGTGCAGGATGTACCAGCCGCGCTTCTCTCGATCGCCATCGACCTTGCATCGAATCAGACGCCCGACCTTGAGCGTCTCGACGATCAAACCGCCGGCTCTGAGCTGGTCGAGGATATCTTGATAGTTTGAGGTCAACGCCAGCCCCGAGAGTTCAGTAACTTACAATCCAACTAACTACGCGAAAAATGCGGTCTTTCTACCCGCGTCTATAGGTGCTAGGGAGTACCTTTGCCACGGCCATATTTGTTATCACCCGCAGCAAACTGCGAATCGTATACTTTTCCACTATTGGGGAGCGGGGTCAGATCAAGACAGCGCTGCGGTGAGTCATGCTGTTGCGCGAGCAGTGCTGCGGCTTCGGCATGATCGACATCAGTGAACTCCGCATCAGCATCGAGTACGTCCATGGCATGGCGCACCTGTGCCGCCGTCTTCGGCGGCAGATCGGCTACGCGATGCGCATGGAATCTCCCCATGGCTATCACTTCAGCGCCGGCGCTTCGCCGGTTTGGCTGCAGGCTTTGGCTGCTGTTGTGATTCGATCTGCTCGCGCAGGCTCACCAGGTTGCCAATCGCTCGATCGATCACCACCATTGAATGCTTGATGCGCTGCCCGCTCTCGCCTTCAAGGCTGAGCTTGCCGCTCCCGAACATCGGCGCGAGCAGTTGGGCCGTACGACCGGCGTCGGCCAGTACATCACTGAGCCGTGCCATATGCTCGTGTGCCGTCTCGGCTGGGAGCTTGGCCCCGATCAACCCATAGCGCCATGCCAGCTCGCGGATCAGATCACTGCGGTTCGGTTCGGGCAGACAGTCCACCCATATTTCCTCGAGGTCTACAGGAAATCGCACCACCCCCTTGATGAACCGATCGACGAGCTTCCCATTGCCAAGCTCTGCGCGTACCGCCGATTCCACCGTACTGCCCGATTCGTGGAAGTCCACGATGCGCTCCAGAGGCTGCACCGAACCGACGTATCTCTCGGCAACGCGCGAAGCGAACTTCAGGATATTGAGCCCGCTGGCACTGATCGCCTGCATCGTGCGATGCATAATCAATCGTGATCGCGTCGGCATCGAGCAGCTGGCTGACTGGTAATCGTTCGACATGCCCTACTCCGGCAAGAATGATGGAATGCCCGCATGCGCGAGCAAGGGGAAGAAAAAACCGGCATTTCCCGAAGCCTGGCTAACAGCAGGCGGGCGCTGTGCCCATTGGGAAGCCGGAGTGTTGGAGAAAAAGACGGCACTCCGGCATGCTTGGTACAGCGACGTAACCAACCAGCCGGAGCCCGCCATGGAACAGATACCCGATCGACAGTTGATCGAGCACTTATTCGGACGCGTCGAAACGCTCGAAGGCCGACTGCTCGAATATCGCGCGGTGTGCGCATCATTGATCCGCGCATTGCCGGAAGTACAGATGCGCGCAGTCATGCAATTTCTCGCTCTGGCTCAAGCCGATGCATTGACCGTCGCGGCGCTACCGCAAGGTTATTACCTGCGTGGCTCCGAGACGCTGGCGCGCAATCAGACGAACGGCATGCAGACCGAATCGAACTCACTGCGCGAACTAGTTCAAGCGCTGGCATAGGCAACGCAACGGTCGCGCCACCGAATAGTCGAGGCAAAGGACGATTGCTAGTTACGGCGCTGGCGTTCGAATCGGGGAACGGTCGATTGTCTTTGGATGCTGGCGCGACGCGGTGTCGCTGGCAGCGCGGATTACCGCAGCACGGGCAGACCAAGATGATGATGCGCGCCTGGCTCATCTCATGTCGCCTCGGCGCGCAAGAAAGCGGAACCCCGGTATGCTTCCGGTTGCGACATCATCCACATACCGGAGTCCCGCATGAACGATTTGACGAAAGAATTAGCGCGCGAGATAGCCTTGGCGCTGAAGGATCTGCAGACGAATGCATTGATGAACGAATTGATCATCGATGCCCTCGTTTCGAATGCTTCGAATCGCGCCGCAGTTTTGGTTTCGATCGATGCTTCGCTTTCATCGCTAAAGCGCGGCGGCAGCACTCAACACAGCACCGACAGCGGCGTGATTGCTGCTTTGACAAAATGGCTTGCAGCTCGGCAACCAGACCCTGCACATCGGTCGGATTGAACAAATATTCGATTATTTCTCCGCGAGTCGCCATCTCACGCCGCCTCTGCCGTCAGAAACCGGGAACTCCAATAGAGTCCCGGCGCACCGTGATAGGCTTCGCTTGCGAAGTCGTCACCACACACGGAGGCCGGAATGGAGCTGCCCACTGTCAAGACATCGATCAAGGATGCGCAGAACGACGTGATATACGAGGTGCTCGCATATCGGCAGGTGACGCGGCAGGAAATGCTGCAAACAATCGCGGCGCACAAGTCGCAGCACAAACGCAAGCCGAAAAAAGGATCACGCATCACTGAGAACATCTCACGCCGCCTCCGCATCGCGTTTATCGCCTTCGCCCCAGATGCCGAAAATCTGCGGGTTGCGCAGGAAGATCACTTCCGGGATGCCGCGATATTTCCAGTTCTGGATTCGCTGCACGCGACCGGGACCTTCGAATCCCAGCGCGTCTGCAAGCTTGCTTGGGCCGCCCAAGCGATCGATAAGCTCGGCATGCGGGTGAAGTTCTGGCGTGCGATTGGCGCTCATATGGCGCGAATTACACGTCATGTTTAAAGAAATGTCAACGTCCAGTGTAACAACGGCGCGTTTAGTTCGCGGACAATTGGGCGTGACCAAGAAGATCCCAGACCCATCCAGTTTCCATAGGCTGATGGAAGCATTAGCCATCGCTCTCAACGAGCCGGGTCTGGATATGGGCACCACGGACTTGGGTAAGCTATTTGTCTGGTCTACTGCGCGCGTAAGTAACTGGCGGACGCGCGGGGTCTCGTTTGAAGGCGCATTCGAAGCTCAAAGGCGCTGGGGGATCAATTGTCGTCGCTGGCGGGTCTCAAGCGGCGAGATTGGACCCATCCATTCTCCGCGACGCGATGAAAGTGTTGAGCGGCGTCGCCCAAATGGAAGACGTTCCCGAGCGCCAGCCAGCTCCGCGTGAAATCGCGCTTGCCTACTCCCTCCTAGCCGACTCCAAAGAAACGGTCAATGAGGGAAATCTGATCTCATTGGTCAGGCGCTATCTTGCAGAAAGGGAGAAATCGAATGTTGAATCTACGTGAAGAGCGCATCCAGCAGCTCACGGACTTGATCGCGGCAAATATGCCGCCGCGAAAAATTGAAGTCGATCCGCAACAATGCAGGCCGCCGCCTGCCAAGCCATTCCCAGAGATCGAGCAAACCGAGCGCGCGCGAGCATTGCGACGCATCTCCGAGATCATTCATTCGCGCCAATGGCATTCAGAAATAGTTCGAACGCTGGATCGCCACAAGGCGAGCTATGTTGATGACTTGCCGGATGATGCCATTTTCACTTTGCGCGACCGCATGGAATACTACGAAGAGTGCGTGCAATGTGCGTGCGATCCTGATGATGCGCCGCCAGCGCGTTAACCGAACAGGGAGGCTTTTATGCGAATGTTATTTGCATGCGTAGCGCTTGCCGGCATGGCCATGGGTGGATCAGCGAATGCGCAGAAAGTATACAAATGCACGGTCAACGGCGTTGTTACCTTCAGCCAACAAGAATGTGGCAAAGACGCGCAAGCGATTATGGATGTTCCGAAACCAGCATCAAGCGCACCTGGTCATCCATCGACGCAACAGAACGACCCACTCAAGGCAATGTCCGATAACGTCGCGGATTCGCAATGTCGCCGTGACGCGCAAAAACTTGCCTACGATCCGGACTTGTCCGAAATCAATAGCCTAAAGGCACAGGTTCGCGACCTTGAAAGTTCCCGGTACGTAAGTGTTCGCACCGGCGTAGAAAACGCCAATTCTCAGCAGTTGGAGGCGGCCGATCGAGCCCGCGCAGCTGGCCTACGTGCTGTCATCGCCACCAAAGAACAGCAGAACGCCAATCTCCGCACGGAATCAGAAAAGGCCATGCGCGAGGCATTGCGGCAATGCGATCAGCAAAAGGCGCAACGCGATGCTTCAAAATGATTACTGCGCCATGCTCGATCAAGCGCTTACCCGTTCGGTCGCATTCGTGTTTTCGCTGATCTGAATCGTCCAGCTGCGTGGCTGAGCCAGCACTCGGCCCAGAGCACTCAATTTCTGCCTTCGTCGCCATGCCCGTGCTCCTCCGGGCCAGATCACCCGTGCGCGCATCATTGTACACGCGGCGTTAAACTCACTGTTGACTTTATAAACACCATGTGTAATCCTCTCGCCCCCAGTCCATTCCGGACCAAGAGGGCAGAAAATGAAACGTGCCACCGGCTTCACCCTGATCGAACTGATGATCGTGGTCGCGATCATCGCCGTCCTGGCCGCTATCGCCATCCCCGCCTACCAGGACTACGTCATCCGCTCCCAGGTGTCCGAAGGCATCGTTATTGCCGATGGCGCCAAGACGGCCGTCGCTGACGTCTACAGCCATACCGGCACTCCGCCCGCTGATAACACGATCGCCGGGCTCGCAGCACCCACCAGCATCACCGGCAAGTTCGTGACCGAGCTTGACGTGGTCGACGGCGTGATCACCGTCAAATACGGCAACCAGGTCAACGAAGCGGTTGTCGGACAGACATTGTCCTTATCGCCGACGTTCGCGCCCGATGCCGGATCGGTGGTCTGGACGTGCTCGAGCAGCACGATCGCGCTCAAGTACCTGCCCACTGGCTGCCGTCCATGAGCGCATACCTATGGACAGACCCCGACATGGACGGCCTGCAGTTCTGCGCCACGCATGGCTGCGGCGAGCTCGTCACCGTTCACGACTGCGGCACGTATGCCGCGCTCGCCACCGAAAACAACCACGGCTCGCGCCTCGAGCATTTCGCGACGGCTGAACTTGCGCGCCGCGCGGCCGAGGATCGTCTGTGGCGCAAAGGAGTCACACCATGAGCCGCTTCATCAAGATCAGCAGCACTGGCGAACAGCTTCCGCACGAGGCAGCCGAATGGGTTGCCGTGCTCGATACAGAAACCGATCTCATGTGGCCGCGCGCGGAGCTGTCCAAGCACGCGACCTTCGCGAAAGCACCTAAGCTGGCGGCGGAACTCGACCTCGCCGGCTTCACCGATTGGCGCATGCCAACGCGCAAGGAGCTGCTCACGCTCGTCGACGATTCGCGCTTTGATCCGGCGATCGACACGGATTTCTTCAAGACCAAAGGCGGCTGGTGCTGGACCAGCACCCCGGTCGCCTCGTCGCCGTCGGGCTACGCGTGGGACGTCGGCTTCGGCAGCGGCTTTTCCGACTACCACCTCCAGAGCCACGAGGGCCTCGTGCGCTCCGTTCGGTCGGCGCGTGCCCGTCAGTAATTGGCCTTTTGGATCATTCCCATGAAGCTAAACGATTGGCTTGCGTTCCTCGGCTACACCGTCGCGATATGCGCGTCGATCTGCTTAGTCGGCTTCGGCGCCTCGCAGATCTACGCGGCGGTCACGCAATGAGCGCCGTCGCCTTCTTCGTCTTGCCGGCTGGCGAGAATCTCGATGCCGAGTCCGTCGGCGCAGTCGTCTGCCGATTTGCCCTCGCGCTCGGCTGCACAGCTAGCAACGCCACTGCCTCAGTCAATTGGGGCATCAAGAACGGCCACGACACGCTGAGCGCGATTCGCGCCGGCAAAGCACGCGCCGAGCAGCTGCGCGCCCGCGAACTTTCCGCCGCCGTCAGTAGCATCGCCTGAAAGGAGTATACAAATGCAAATCCCTTTGCGCCTGACCCACACCGGCGACGTCGGCACCGTCAAGATCCAGGTCGTTCGCTCCGACGTCAATTCCGGCGGTGAGCCGCATGCGCTTGAATCCGAGCAGCTGCTGCAACCAGGCGATTCGATCACTCTGCGCCTGCGCGCGCGCAGCATGATCGTGATCACCGAGGAATCGCTGGCAGCGAAAGCCTCGCTGGCGTCCGCCGCGTGACCACGTTCGCCAAAGTGCTAGGCATCCTGGCCATCCTCGGCTCCGGCCTGGATTTCAACGACGACGCGCCAGCGCAGTCGGCCCCGCTCGAGCGCAACTATGGCCACACGTGCCTGGCGCTGGTGGGCTTCAGCGAAGCCCGCGACCAGGGCGATGCCGGTATGGCGGCGGTGATGAAGGTCGTGATCAATCGCGCGACCGATCCGGCGCATCGCTGGCCGCAGACACTATGCGATGTCGCGCTGCAGCCAGGGCAGTTCCTCGGTGTCGATCGCTGGCCGGTACCGCGTCATCCGGAACGCATCGATCCGAAGTCCTGGCAGCGCGCGCTCGATCTGGCCGATCGCGTTATCGCCGGAACGGCGCCAATTCCGTTTCTCTGTCAGTTCGCCACGGGTTTTGATCAGGATCCGCCGCGCTTGAACCATGGCGTGGTCTGCCGCATCGGCGCGCATACGTTCTACACCGAGCCACTGCCCGCGCAGAAATCGCGCTTGGCGGCGAATTGATCATGCGCGACTGGCTCGATCAAGCGTGCGAACACGTGACCGCCTATGCGCGATCGCATGCTCGCTTCACCGGCGAGGAGTGCACCGCCGCCGCCCAACTCCCTGCGCCGCCGGATCCGCGCGCGTGGGGAAACCCATTCCGCGCAGCGCTCAAAGCAGGCGTGATCGCCCGCGCCGGTTTTGTCATGAGCAAACGCCGCGGCAGCCCAACGCCTTTGTGGGAATCACGAGTTAGCCAATAGAGGGAATGCCCTTATGTCCGAGTCAAATCCGCGCTTCGTCAAACTCGACGACGCCAACAACGAACTGCCCGCCGACGCCTCAACATGGTCGCAGGTGCGTGATAACGCCACTGGCCTAGTCTGGATGGCCGACGCGCTCGGCGAGCGCATGAAGTGGAACGCTGCCAAGAATTACGCGCCGGCGCAACGCATCGGCGGCAATGATGACTGGCGCCTGCCGACGATCCAGGAGCTGCTGTCGATCGTCGATTACGCGCGCTTCGATCCAGCCATCGACACAACCTTTTTCCGCCTTCCTGAAAATGGCTACCCGTGGTTCTGGTCGAGCACCCCGGACGCCTCGTCGCCGTCGGGCTACGCGTGGAGCGTCAACTTCGACGGCGGCTATTCCGACTACGACCTCCAGGACAACGGGGGCCTCGTGCGCTCCGTTCGGTCGGCGCGTGCCCGTCAGTAATCGGCCTTTTGGCAAAACACACTTTCGAGGATAACCGTCTATGAATCTCACGAAACTTGGGAAGAATGGCAAGCCGCTCGCAGCAGGCAGCCGCGCCAAGGCGATCGCCTTGCTCGATAAGAAAACCGGCTTAATGTGGGCAGCGCAGGATCTTGCCGGCCGGCACAATTGGGCGGACGCAAATAAAGTCGCAGCAGAGGCTGGCATAGCCGGCTTTGACGACTGGCGCTTGCCGACCATCGAAGAATTGGAATCGCTGCGCGATCGCACCCTCTATGGGCCGGCCGCCGATCCCGCGCTCAGTCTGCAATCGGATTGGTACTGGTCGAGTACCCCGGACGCCTCGTCGCCGTCGGACTTCGCGTGGTACGTCTACTTCAGCTTCGGCTATTCCGACTACGGCGGCCAGAGCGGCGAGGGCCTCGTGCGCTCCGTTCGGTCGGCGCGTGCCCGTCAGTAATTGGCTTTTTGGCTGATTCGCCATGTCCTTTTCATTGCCACCGATCGTGAAATTGGCCGAACGCCTGCTCGTTGACATCGAGCAGGCGGTTCGCCGCTTTGCGCGCTATCACAAGTACTCGATCGGCACCGATCTGCGCAAACGCGCAATGCAGATCGCGCAATTTGCGCATCGTGCTTGGCGCGATGGCGCACATCGGCAGGAATGGACACGCAAGCTCGTATGGGCGGTCGATGATCTGAAGCTCAACCTGCAGATCGGCAGCCGCATTCGCGCGTTTGCCAGCTTCGCGCAATTCGAAGCGCTCGTGCGCACAGCCGCCGAGCTCGGCTGCCAGGTCGGCGGTTGGTTCAAACAGCAGCACCCCAAGGGCCAGAATGCCGGCGCCGGTAGGGCGCCGCAGCAGCGTGCCCAGATACTGAGTGATTCGGCCGCCTCGCTCTTTGAGGCCAATCCATGACGACGCCGCGCTACGTCCCCAGGAGCTGTGCGGCAGGGTCGCAAGTGCCGGATCGAGTGTTGTCCCCGGACGCCTCGTCGCCGTCGGACTACGCGTGGAACGTCAACTTCAACAACGGCAATTCCGACTACAACAACCAGAACAACGAGGGCCTCGTGCGCTCCGTTCGGTCGGCGCGTGCCCGTGAGTATCGGGGTGTCACATTCCGCGATCTGTTCGACGCCTGGCAGGCCGCACGGCGTCGCAAGGTGCCGAGCGATAACCAGCTGGCGTTCGAAACGAACTGGATCGATCGCCTGCTAGACCTGGTGCAGCGAATCAACGCCGGCGCCTGGTCGCCCGGCCCGACCACTTGTTTCATCGCGCAGCGACCGAAGGCGCGCGAGATCCACGCACCGGATTTTGCCGATCGCATCGTGCATCACTGGCTCGTGCCGCAGCTCGATGCGCTATTCGAGCCAGGCTTTCTATTTGACAGCTACGCCAATCGCGTCGGCAAAGGCACGCATGCCGCAGTGACTCGGTTGCGCGGCTTCGTGCGCGAAGTCCATAGCGGGCAATGCGGGGGTTGGTACCTGCAGCTCGACGTTCGCAATTTCTTCAATTCGATTCATCGCCCGACGCTATGGGCGATGCTCAAGCGCAAGATGCAACGGCGCGGCTTACCACTCCTGGCGCAACGCATCACGCATTCGCTATTGCGCGAATCCACGCTGCGCCAGCGCGTCATTTACCGGTCGACGCCCGCCGAGCGTGCGCGCGTTCCGGCGCACAAGCGCCTGGAAAACGCAGCGCCTGGCTGCGGCCTGCCGATCGGGAACCTTTCGAGCCAATTCTTTGCGAACGTCTATCTGGACGCGCTCGACCAGTTCGTCAAGCGCGAACTCAAGGCCCAGCGGTATTTGCGCTATGTCGATGACTTCGTGCTCGTGCACCGCGACCGCGCACAGCTCGAGCACTGGCAGGCACAGATTGCAGCATTCCTGCGCGAGCGCCTTCGCCTCGAGCTGAAACCCAACGCGCCGCTGCGACCATTGTCCGCCGGCATCGATTTTCTCGGCTATGTCATCTATCCGACGCACACGCGCGTTCGCCGGCGTGTCGTCCGGCACGCATTTTCGGCGGTGCGCACGGCGGATCAGCCGGCTCGCGCATCCGTGCTCGCCAGTTACCTCGGCCATTTTTCCCATGCTGCCGCGTTCGTTCTTTCTTCCCAACTGCGCCAATGCGCAAAGGCATTCCCATGAACCAACTTACTACCCCGGCGCTCGAACCGCGCCTGATCTTCGTACCGATTTCCCGGCTGAATCCAATCGCGCACGGCGTGCGCAAGACCAACGGCATCAGCATCGATGCCCTGGCCGCATCGATCGCGGCCGAAGGCCTACTGCAGAACCTCACGGTCGTGCCGGATCCGGATGCACCGCTCGCCGGCGCCGAGGAATTGCAGAGTTACCAGGTGATAGCAGGGAGCCGGCGCCTGCGTGCGTTGTACAAACTGGTCAGTGATGGAGTGCTCCAGACCGACTACGAAGTGCCATGCCGCGTGATCGAGGAAGCGCAGGCGCTAACCGCCAGCATGGCCGAGAACTCCATTCGCGAGGCAATGCACCCGGCCGACGAATTCGTCGCGTTCCAATCCATGATCGATGCCGGTAAGTCGATCGAGGATATTGCCGCGCGCTTTGGCGTCACACCGATCGTTGTGCAACGCCGCCTGAAGCTGGCCAACGTTTCGCCCAAGTTATTCGAGCTGTTCCGCACTGATCAGATGGACATGGATCAGATGATGGCGCTCGCCATCAGCGACGATCATGCGGCACAGGAAACCGTCTGGTTCAAGGCCGAACAGCCCTGGCAGCGTAGCGCCGATCGCTTGCGCAAAGCGCTCACCGCGACGGAGATCGATGCCAGCGAGGATCCGCTTGCCAAGTTCGTCGGTGTGCAGGCTTACGAGCGCGCCGGCGGCGTCGTGCATCGCGATCTGTTCAGCGACAGCAATGCAGGATACATCGTCGACGGCCGGCTGCTGCAATCCCTGGCCGCCGCCAAGCTCGAGGAGATTGCCGAGCGCGTGCGCAAGGAGGCCTGGTCATGGGTGGACGTGCGCCCGACGTTTCCGTACGACGAGCGCAGCCAATTCTCGACTGCGCAACCGACCGGCAAGCGCAAACCGACCGATGTCGAGCGCAAACGCATTAAGCAACTCACGGCCGAGCGCAACGCGCTCGAAAAGCAGTTGAACGAAACGCATGACGACGAGGATTTCGACAAGTTCGAAGATCTCGAAAATCGCGTCGCCGATATCGGCAGCGAACTGCGCTCGATCGAGGCGGATCTCGCGACCTATTCGCCGACCGTACTCTCGACCGCCGGCGCGATCATCACGCTCGAGAATGGCGAGCTCGAGATCCTGCGCGGCCTGGTCAAAGGCAAGCTGAAGGTCGACAAGGAAACCAAAGCCACCAAGGCCAAGGAAAAGGCGAAAGACATCAAGTCCGGCGCCTGGCATTCCGAAGCGCTGACGCGCGAGCTGAGCGCCAACGTGACGTTTGCGATCGCCGCCGAGCTGATCGCCAATCCGGGCATGGCAATCATCGCGCTGACGCACAAGCTAGCGCTGGCGCAGTTCTATAGCGCCTCCTCGACATGGTTGGACGATCCAGTCCAGCTCGGCGCGCCGAGCGAGTACCGGAGCAATGGATCGCAGAAAGCACGCGCCGAGGCGCTCGGCATCGATATCACCGGCAACCCAGATATCGCCAAGCTTTGCGCGGAGCGCGAAGCACTCAAGGCACTGCTGCCGAAGAAAGCAGCCGAGCTGCTCGGCTGGCTGAAAACGCAGGATAGCCCCGTCTCACGCGTGCTCGCGTTCTGCATCGCCGAATCGATCGACGGCGTCGTCGCCGACGAAAAGAACCGGCGTGCAGCGGCACTGGCATCCTCGCTCAATTTGGACATGTCGACGCGCTGGAGCGCCGGCGATGGCTACCTGAGCCGCATTTCCGCCGACTTCATCCGCGCCGCCATGGCCGACGCAGGAATCACCAAGGTCGATCTCGCCGCCACCGACAAGATGAAAAAAATCGAGCTCGCCGCGCACGCAAAACCGCTGCTCGCGCGCTGGCTCCCGAAATTCATGCGTTTCACCCCCGCCACAAAGGAGTAATTTGCAATGAAATACATCTTTATACTTTTCGCGATTCTCGTTCACGACGCGTTCGCCGCCACGGTCAGCATACCGCTGTCGCAGCCATGCACCGTAGCGGCAATTTCCCAGGTGTCGATCGCCGGCGATCACAAGTCCCTGAGCGTCGTATGCGATGCCGTCGCAGTCACTCCGCCGCCAGACACAACGTCGACTGTATGCACCGAAGGTTCAGCCGGCGACATTCCGGGTTACAAACGCCACTGCGCAGGTCAATATGTTTTGCACAGCGGCGAAGGCCAGGACATCACTGAGACGACGCATCAATACACTTGGGATTTCCTATTTCGCAGCCCGTGGCCCGGGTCAGGACAGGGTAACTCGTCGACAGTCGAACTGAACAAATCGCAGTTCGTATCGGTGCCATTCAAGCCATCGCCTGGGCATACGATCCATATCGACAATAACGACACGTATGCCGATGGCGTGCAGTACTACTCCGTAAGCACCGTTCCTGGGATATTCGCCAAAGGAGACCCACGCGTTGTTTGTTCGGCAACGGACAATCCAGCCCTGCGCATTTCGTCAAACGGCAGCACCACAGCGCAATGCAAGCTCGATCCGAACAAGACGTACTTTTTCAACTTCGTATCGGCCAAGCTCAGCACGACGGGCGCGGGCTGGTATTCGAACTGCGGCAAGGCGTTCTGCAAATCCTCGCTGACCTGGTACATCACGAATTGAAGCCATGATCAGCAGAGAACAAAAGCGCGCCAACGACCGTGCCAGGTTGGCGCGCTTGCGTCAGCAAAACCCGCCGAAGGTTTCGCCCTGGCGCAAAGGCCCGGTGCTCAACACGCGGCGCGCGCATGCCATTTTCGCGGCGAATCGACCCAAGGACCTTACTCAGAAGTGAGCGAGCTCAACCGCCAGCAGCTATGCGCCGAGCTCGCAATCAGCGAGTCAACCGTGCGCCGCCTGGAAATCGCTGGGATGCCGTATACACCTGTCGGGCGCAGCAAACGTTATGATCTGGCCGAGTGCAAGGCCTGGCTAAGAGGTCGTCAATGTCAACCTGGACCGATAAACGCGGACGCCGCCACGTTAGCGTCATGGTCAATGGGCAACGCGTTCACAGAAATCTCCCGCCGGGTGCATCTGCGAGTGATGCCAAGCAAGCCGAAGCCGCCATCCGGGAATCGATTGGACGACGCCGCATAGTCGTTCCGGGAGATCCGGCGATGGCAGACGTCATGGCGTTGTTTCTCAAGCATGCCGAAACGCTTCGCAGCCCGGACACCGCGAAATTTCATGCCGCGCGCTCCGGCCGCTGGCTTGAAGGATTCCGCGCCAGCCAGGCGCGCGAGGCCGTTGCCGCGATGATTCAGGATATGGCCGGCGCGTATGAACCGGCGACGATCAATCGCACGATCGGCACGATCAAGAAAGCGCTCGCGCTAGCCTGGGATCAGGGTCTCACGCATGACAATCACGGCCTGCGGATCAAGCGTGTGCAGGATAACAACACACGCGATGTCACCGTGACGATCGACCAGGTCAAGGCGATCGCCGATGAAGCCAGCCAGCAGGTACGCGCTGCGATCTGGATCGCGCTCTATACGGGAATGCGCCGTGGCGAGATCCTGGCGCTGCGCAAGGCCGACATCGGTCAGGATGCCCTCACAGTGCGCGCAGGCAACACGAAGACGCTACGCACGCGCACAGTGCCGATCGTCGCGCCATTGCGGCCGTGGCTTGCCTGCTTGCCGCTGACGCTGAATTTTGAGGGGTTAAAGACAGGCTTCCGGCGAGCCAGGGAGGACGCGGGGCTGCCGCATGTGACTTTTCACGATCTACGGCGCTCGTGCGGGACAATGATGGTCCAGGCCGGCGTCGACCTATACGTGGTCAGCAAGGTGCTCGGCCATTCATCCTCGGCAGTCACCGAGAAGCACTATGCGCACCTAAAAATTGATCGCATGCGGGACGGATTGGAGCGAACTTTTACACCAGCAATTGCACCAGCCAGAAAACGTAAGGCGGCGAACGGTGCGTAAACTATTGATTTATTTGGTGGACGATAGTGGGATCGAACCACTGACCCCTGCCGTGTGAAAGCTATTGCATGCCAGCCACACCGCGACACTACTATATGTAGGCCATCTGAGACGACCCGTTCCGAGCACTAGAATG